ATCTCTAGCCATAATCATACCTTCTTTAACGCTTGATTATATATTTAATAAAAAACTCCCCCGAATTAACGGGGGAATATTTTATTCTAAACTATTATAAGGACCCGAGTAAGCAGCGTTGATTGTTCAAACATGCAAAACCACCAGACCACCAGGCGTAGTATCCTGCACGTCTTTCCCGGTGTAGTGACTCATCCTCAAACACCTGTAGTTCTTCACGAACAGGCATGACGAATGCATCGTTCTTAGAGAGGTCTAGACCAACCACTAGCTCAACGTCGCCAGCAGCCATGCCGTTGTTACCAGCACCAAGAGCAATAACATTCTGGTAGTAAGACTGATACTCTTGACCTTCGCCAAGCTCATCGAGAGTTACAAGCTTGACACCGTAGATTGAGCTTACGCCATCATCGGTTGCAGTGTAGATCTCACGACGAGTTAGTTCGTCAACCTGATCAATACCCCAGTTACGAATGTCTTCCATGGCTTCAGGAGACATATAGAGGTGAGTTAGCTTGGCCCGATTTAGGCTTGAAGCATTACCACCACCATTACGCCGCATGACTAGCTTCATTAGAGAGACTAGACGCTTTGTAAACTGACCGGCGGTGGCATTTGAATCGCTTACAACTACGTTGCGGTCAAAACCGGCAGCGAGAATTGTATGCCAACCATCGTCGTTAATCTTCTTAACGAAACCAGCCTCTAGAACTTCTAGAGCACGAGAAACGATATCCCAACGAGCCTCGCGAGCATACCGAAGTAGCCAATCGATACCGGCACCAACATCATATGTTGGAACGGTTACGTAATCGCCTTCAATCTGTCGCTGAGGAACTTTGCCCTGATTTGGTACAGTATAAGCTGTAAATTCAGAAGCATTGTCAGGACGATAGAAATCGATAGGATACTCGATACGAGCAGCGGGATCAAAAACCTGCTTGGAATAAATGCCACTAATATTATCACCGACTAGCACGCCGGAACGTAGAGGAGTAGTTAGTGCAGCGGCGAATGCCTTCTGTGCAGCTAGAGCAACTTCCTTATTCTGGTCGCCTGTCTGGCGAAGTAGTACATCTAGATCCTTGCGTTCTGTTTCATTTAGACCTTCAAACATTTTCGTCTCCTTCAAATTATTATTAATTGAACGCTATCTGTTAAAATTACTATTAGAGATCAACGTAGACACGAGCGAAGCCATCTTCGTTCTTGATAGAACGGAATGAACCAACGCGAGGATTTGCAATCTGATTCCAAGATGTGGAATTTGGAGCAATTCCTGTGACTGAACCGCTAGAGCTTAGAAGTGCCCAATCGCCCTTTGAAGGTGTGCCTGTAACCTGATCGGTTACAACCCATCCCTTGGTCATGATTGCGGCCTTGCTGCCCTTCTGTGCCTGATCCTTATGCCAGTTAATAGGAGTCCGAGTCTGATCGACGTTAACGAACTCTGTTAGAAGCATGCCTAGAGGACGAGCACCAGATGAACTGGCTGAAACGGTTGCTACGTTGGCAGGATCTTCAAGGGCCACACCGCTACCAGCAGTGCTAACTGAAACAATTACGCCCTTGCTTGCTACTTCGTTTAGAAAGTATGAAATGTCTACTGAACCGACGCTACGATCTGCTTTAAGTGCCATTTGTATCTCCTTAATTTACTTTCGATTTTATATACAAACAATTTTTAATTTATTATTACTTCTTTGTTTTACGCATACTACGCACAGCTTCAACGAGCTTTGCAGCGGTCTTTTGAAGCTTCTGAGTTTCAACTTCCTCATCGCCTGGAGTTGTCTCTAGTGCAGTAGCATTGCTCTGATTAGCAGAATCGAGAGTGGCCTTAGCAGCGGCTTCTGCGGCTGCAACAGCAGCAGCATCATCGCCCTTTGGCTCTTCTTCTGTCTTTTCAGTAGGCTTAACTGACTGAGCAAACTCAACGACTGAGGCAAATGCTTCATCGCTCATAGCGACGATCTTTGCACGCTTCTCGTCGGTAATTTCAATTCCGAGATCTTTGAACTTGGCTAGACGCTCATTAGCCTTAGCCTTTGAGTGAATCTCATCTAGTTCGGCTTTCTTGGTCTGTAGTTCGGTCTTAACGGCTTCTAATGAAGCAGTTAGTTCCTCTGCCTTAGACTTTTCGGTATTGATCTGTTGATTGGCAATTTCTAGCTTACTAGCTTCGGCAGCTAGATTATCATTTGCCTTCTGTAGTTGTGCCTTAAGAACTTCAACTTCGTTCTTCTCGGCCTGTGATTCAAGCTCTGCAACCTTTGCAGTTAGCTGTGCAATCACTTCATTTGCTTGATCTAAAGTCTCAATTTTCATGACGCTACCTTTCGTTACGTGTAGGACCACTTTTAGGTTACTTTCTACTTTGTCATTCGTAGTAAAATTTATGTCGTTTAGTTTAGTGTATTCGCTACCGGGATTTGCTGGTACATTAACATTACCCATACCAATAAATCTAAAGTCACGTAACACACGACCGATTCTTTGTCCTTCGTAGTACCCGGTGCCACCATAAGCTCTAAGATTTTTCGTTAAGAATGAAGTATCTTCAGTTCTTTGAATTATCTTAGCAGTTGTTTTACCATCATTCATAATGGCATAGTCAAAATTAGAGAATTTAGCTTCCATGGAAACAAATTTCTCTCCAGCAGGAGCCTTCTCTAATATTTCTTTAGCAATCGCTGGAAAAATATCTTTATATACTACGAAATCTACTTCGATATCAAAATAATCCGGCGATTCATCCTGATCTGCGATTACTTTCCCTTCGGCATCAAGTGGCCTAGCCGCTATAATGTGCCCAATGATATCGGTATCAATGTGCTCATCATTAAAAGGTGTATTAACTGGAGTATTTCTAGCTGCCCAAGTTTCATTGGGCAAAAATACATCATCATTACGATTCATAATGGTTGAGCATAAAATTGCTGAACCATACATGAGATCTGGATGTGGGTTCTCAGACAGTTTTGCCAAAGCTCTACCTAGCTTTGAACCACTAGCATCTTTTTCAATCTGTGATAAACTATCAATTAGCGAATCATGCTTATCTTCTGTTACCTTAATAGGTAGAACAAATGAGGATGTTTTATTATCCTCAATTAAGTGTGCAAGAGATTTTTCAGATTCGTAAATTTTCATTTATTCACCACGGTTAAATAATTATACAGAAATTTTTAAAAAAAATAATTTTTCTTTACTTTTTGCTACTAAGTATTTTAGAAAGCTTGGCGGCAGCAACTACCCGCTGGTGAATTTTCTTAACTTCTTTTGCCATACCATATTGATCTTTATCTTCACTGGCGGCATCTAAATCGCCACTATCAAAGTGTAGTGAATAATTAGCAGTTACCACGTCAGATTCTTCTGTACTATATGAAATACAGGTACAATAATATTCTTTGCCATCCATATCGGTACATTCGTATGTACTAAATGAAAATCCTTCTGGAGTAATTTCTGAGCCGTCTTTAGTAATTTTTACTGATTTATTTGAACTATCTACTTCAATATTAAACTTAGCCATTTTATAATCCATTAATTAATGTTATATTGGAAAACTTTATTGCACCACGAGTCGTATTTTGTATAGCTGTCGGAGTAGCATAAACACTACTTGATCTATCAGATTCATTGGGCTGAGGAGATGCGTTGTCCTTAGCACTTATTTGGTAATAGTATGTAATACCAGCAACAATGGAAGAATCTATCCATCTTGTTGTAGATATACCTGTTACATTATGAACAAGGGTATAATTACTGTCATCGGTTGAACGATAAATTAAATATTCAACAGTATTATCAATATTAGCAGTCCATTCTAATATAACCTTACCAGCACCGGCTGTAGCGGTTAATCCAACAGGAACATCTGGTACAACAGCACCATCAATTGAAACTGTATTTGTATACCCAGAATATCCTAAGTCTGAAAGTGCTCTAACTTTATAACTATAATTTAGTCGCGAATCTATTGTAGTATCAGTATATCTAGTATTACCATAGTCTGCGGTGCCAATTTCGCTAAATGCTCCGCCGTTAGTGGATCTTTCAATACTAAAACTAGTTTCATTTAAACTATTATCTGTCCATGTCAATATAACTGAAGTTCTATCTGAAGTTATAGTTAAGTCAGATGGACCATCGGGTGAAACCAAATCAGGATGTGCTACTATATCAATCCAATAATTAGAATTTGTGGGACTAATATTATTTGGATTCCAAGCATTGCCTAAATCACTATATGAATATAATCCATTTGACAATGTTGTTTTGATTGGACCACTTACTTTAATAGATGTAAAATAATTTGAAGTTAAAGAATAAATACCACTAGAAGAATATAAAGATAATACATAATTAACATTTGCCGAGAGAGAAGCTGGTGTTGGTAAGATTTTTTCTTGCCATCCAGATTCGGTTTCAGAATCAAATGTCACATCTGCTACAAGTATATCTCCCGGTGCCCATATACGCATTATATGAGTACCAGTATTTAACGATCCTTTATAAAATCTAAGTGCTGTTACTGTTGTTGGTACAATTACTTTAAATTCTAAACCAACATTAATCGCTAAAGCATTATCTGGTCCACCATTTTCAGCAGTGGGTATATCACTAGCAATATCAAATAAACTATAATTACCAGCAGCAATTCTACTTGTTATTACAGAAACTTCATTGCTATATCCAGAATATACGGTTGCGTTTTCTGCTCTAACCCTATAACGATATTGCGTACTTGGATTTAAATTTGTATCAGTATACGATGTAGTATTTGGATCTAATACTGCTATTTCAGCAAATGAACCATTATATCCGCTAGCACGCTCAATATGAAAATTAGTTTCTATTGCAGAATTGTCATTCCAAGAAAGATTTACAGTGTCATAACTATTAGATGAAGCCAAAAGAGATGTAGGAGCACTTGGCATCAACGGAGGATTTGGTCCAATCTGTGTTGCCTGATTTGACCAATTCGAAGCACCAATCCAGTTTACTGCTTTGACACGATATGTATAAGATTGGCCAACTGTTAATCCAGTATCAGTATATGTTCTAATTGTTGGATCTATTTGTGCCCAAAATGTCCAAGTAGAACCTCCATCTAAGCTTCTCTGAAGCTCGGACCAATTTTCATTAGAACTAGCTTGAGACCAAGTTAAAATAATAGAATATGGATCTGCTTGTGTTGCAACCAGATTAGTTGGATCTGTTGGAGTAGATGTACCTGTTACATATTCAAATGCACCAATATCATATGTAGAACCTTGGGGACGATTTACCCCATTAAAATCAGTGCTTGGAGGAGCATGTCCAGACATAGCACCTCCGGTATCTATCAATTGAGATCCATCACTTGGATAATAGTCTCCAGATGCAAAATCTCTAACCTGAGACACAATGTCAAGCATTATAGAATTCAGATCTTGACCAGTATTTATTTTCCAAGTTGCAAAATCTACATGACTAACGCCTTTATTAAATGAAAAGTTATTTAATACAGAATTATAATTGCTTTTGACTCTTGGAGTTGAAGTGGCACATCCTAATACGCCATAGGTTCCCGGATTAGTGTGGTACAATATATTGTTTAATATAATCTGATTATCCGATCCTTCAGACATTAAAAGACAAAAATTGTTACTAGAAAGAATGGTATTATTTATAACAGAATTATTCTCACATACTGGCGTATTTGGCTGATCCTGATAATGAAATACGATACCGTGTTTCCCATTACCACTGATTATATTATTTCTTATTATAGCATTTGTAGTGCCTTCGACATCCATGCCACTCAAATTATTATTATATATTACGTTTCGTTCTATGAGTCCATTATCATTTGGATTTCCATTGCTGGAATTCGTATGGATTCCGTCCCAATTATTATTGTGAATATTATTACCACGTACTATATATGATGTTGAATTTCCTCCACAATATATTCCGTGCTGATCAGTAGAATTATGTAAATGAGAATTCTCAACTATAGTTCCACTAGTAGAACTAAAGAATACTCCAATGTAAGCAGAATCTACTTCACAATTTCTAACTGTACAGTTATTACTATTATTGATACGTATGCCTGCACGTTGCATACTACCATCACTGACAATTCTAAAATTATCAAATATATAATTTCCACCAGTATTTTCAACATTAATACCGGCAAGAGTAGCATTCGGGCCATCAAAGGCACAATGTGTCAAAATCACTCCAGACTGTGCAGAGAATATAATAGGGCTTGAAGGTGTTCCGCCTGTCTTGCCATATAAATTCATTCCGGCATTATAAGTACCAGAAGCAATAATTACAGTATCTCCAGCAACAGCGGTATCAGCAGCCTTTTGTAAGCTCTGAAATGCTTGATTGGCCGATAACCCACTATTGCTATTGGAACCAGTATCAACATTTACATAATATGTAGACATTTATTATTCCTGAATATTATAAACACTAGCCCATGCAATTGCTTCCAGATTTTTTCTTTGTGTTAATGTTGGTTCACAATTTCTTGTTGAAGTAAATTCGGCTATAGCGTTATTTATCGCAATAACAACATCCTTATTATAATTTTCTGAATTCTCGGCAATATCAAGGATAGATTCTTCTAATAATGAATCTGATGGCTTTATAGAAGCCAAAACTGTTATACGAACTTGATTTAATTCATCTTTTTGCTCAGCAGTAAGTTTTCTAGCATTTGATACATTTGCACTTTCAATATAAATTGGAATTACATACTTATCAATTGCATCGATAGCATCTAAAGCAAAAACAGATAATTGGGTTGCTGTAGTGCGAATCTTTGCTTGTCTAGTTTTTCTTACACTAGTGTCTTTAGCACCACTTGGTCTTCCTGCACCCTTTTGTCCAGTCTTAGATTTCTTTTTTATAGAACCGGGCTTGGAGCCAATTGGTTTAGCCAATGGCTTCTGTGGAGGTGGATCAAGAGGACTCTTAAGTTTAATACCAGCTTTATTAAATGTATCTTTTTGCTGCTTAAGTCTTTCTACTTCTAAAATAAAATCTTCGCCATATATTTCTAATACGGCTTCGGCACTAATAACACCACGATCAAGTAGTCCAACAATTAATTTACGATTTGCATTTTCGTCTTCAAGATTCATTTCGTTGAACTTGGCCCTTGCAAGCATCTTAATGTCCATAGCTTGACAGACCATTTCAATTTCGCCTTGTAGCCAATCTGTTACTTTGCCACGAACATAATTAAGCTTTTCAACCATTGTCTTAAGTTGAATAAAGCTATTAGAGAAATTACCACCCTGTCCACCGACTAATACTTCTGGAACTCCTAGGCCAATTAGAATATCTCGATTTACTTGACTATATTTTTCTGGATCTAAAATCTCTGCAACAGGAGGATAAAATGGAGCCATTTCGATCATTGAATCCCAAACAAGATCTATAGCACCACCTCCGGTATTGGTTTCTAAGATGCTGATAAGTTTATCAACAGCAGCTTGATTTGGAAGAATTCCTTCCTTGTGATCACCTAGTTTCCACAGACGAATAACGTTGATTACTCCGTCTAGAGCAGAAATTTCAGCTTGACGTAGCTTATCTCTAAAATGTATCTCAGAAAGAATTGAGTATAGGAACGGAGGTGCCCAATCTTCCCAACTATCTTTCTTATTAAAAGCAACATAGATACTGTCCATATCTAATGGAATAAACGCAGAATCATCTGTCTTAACTTTATCTAGAATAGATTTAGGAAGACGATCTACATAGCTTTTTTGAAAAAAATCGTTCGGAGTTCTAATTACTTTAAGCAATGATTGAGAAGGTTGAAATGCAAGCTTTTTGTTGTCTGGATCAATTTCGTCGCCAATCCAAAACAAAGCAGCGACATTCAAGAAATTATATTTCCAAGGAATTTCACGTTTGGAGACCTGATCCTCGGTATATAGTTTTTGGGGAGTTTCTGCCGCTGTAGCAATTTCCATCCACTGATTTTCTACTGGTTTACTTAATTTGGCTGTTGTTCTTTTAAGTACAACGTTGCCATCAATCAATAGATGTCGTACAAATTCCTCTACAGCTTCTTTCAATTTTACTTTCTTCATCCATACTTTGAAGAATGCTTCAACTTTCTTATCAGGATGAACAATCTTCAAATCTTCAGTAGCAAAATCAGTCATCATATCTATGACATTGCGAACAATGCCAAGACGAAGATAAGCACCACGACATGCGTGAATAACTTCACGAAACCGTTTTGGTAATTTCTCATTAGGACGATAAAGATCATAATCCATTCTATTAAAAGGACTTCTGATGCTTTGATCACTAGTCAAACTAATTGCAGTAGTCTTTTCTTCTGAGCCACGACGAACACCTTCATAACGCTCTATTACGTTAGAAAGCGAGGCCATAGCATTTACTTTGTTGTCATTGTTGAAAGCAGTATATGCCTCTTTTGATCGCATTTCTATTCGTCGTGGTGGTTTTGCCATATTAGTTTCCTATTAAATTATAATTCAACCGCAATATGATTACAATTTATTATACATCCAAATTAAAATTTATTATTCCTACGAACTGTACCTCCATGATACATATTCCAGCCTTGATTTTGGCCAAATTTAAGAAGCCCCGGACCACTATACATGCCCTTATTAACAATGGTTTTCTTAGAATTTACTGTTTCTCTAGTTCCTCCAACGGCTTTATATTGAATTGTTATAACTGTTTGCTTATCTTTATTTCTAGCATAAAAATTAGCATATAACAAAGCAGAATATCTATCTTTACGCAATCTACCCTTTTTACTACCTTCCATTTTGATTTCTGGTGTATCAAAACTTTCTTTACCAAGAGAAGAAGATTGCGTTACAACAATTGTTGCCATTTCATTCTTGATTTCTTCAACTTCTTGAACTACATCTTCATAAGTATCAAAAGTAATACTATTTATTTTATCCATCTCTACGGCTTTTGCCAATTCAATAGTATCAAACAATGGGAATAATAAAACTTTATCTTGTATGTCTTTAAGCATTCCGTGATTGGCTTCACTATTTAATTCTTGTGATGGAACAACAAGTTCTAAAATATGAATACCGTGTTCAAGATCTGTTGGTTTTGGTTTCTCTGGATCTATAATCTGAAATACTGGTAGTTCACCTAAGCTACAGGTGAGCTTGCTACCTAAAGCTTCTGCAATTGCCGTACCTCCACCATGCTTGTCCATAACAATACGCTCTGTATTAAAGACACGCATTAGTTCACGAATTTTTTTAGCTATATAGTGATAATAGTCGTCTGCAATCTCGACCCCTGTCTGTTTCATTTGTTTCTTGAGCTTTAGATATTTCTTACGATTAGTTGTCCAACAATAAACTACACGCCTATGATCTGGATATAATTCAAGGATAACTATAGCCGCGTTATCTTGATCGGCAGCAGGATCGACTGCGATAACATACGGCTTATCATGAATGCCCGTTCTCATTGCTGAGAATTGAACATATTTACCGCTCGGTACTAATATTGGCTTATTGGTAGTTGCAGCCTCAATAACAGATCTCTTATAAAAACCATTACTATCAGCAGCAAATACAGCACCATATTCCATCAAAAACTGACTATTATGTAGTGTTGCTCTAGCTTGTGCTACGATTCCCGGATCTAGCCATCCTTCTGGGATATGGGTATATGGCACGCGAAGAATTGCATAATCTTTCCAGTCGAAGCCATCAGGAACGCCTTCTGCACCATCTGCCATCATATCGGCAACCTTGCTAATATCGCCCTTAGATGAAATAATAGTATGCCATTTACGAAAATATTTATAAAAGTGGTTAAAAGCATAATATGCAGTTCCACTATAAACAATTTGGTTTCCGCCACCCTTTGCTTTATGCAATTGCTCCATTTCTTTTGTCCAAACGCCCATATTTTTTAGACGCTTGATAACATGAGCTTCTTTTACTTTGTCAACAGGACCAGCGGCAACAACACCGAAGCCCTGAACAACTAGATTAAAGATTTCTTCTGGAATAGAAGCAAATTCGTCTGCTAAAATATAGTTGGCACGAAGACCTCTAATTTTAGTACCATCGCCGATAGGAATAGCATAACAAACACTGTGTCCCAAGCTAAATGTACATCTATCAACATCTCGTTTTGGGCCAGAATTTTTTCCACCACCGGCTATATCTCTTAAAACAGGAGCCTTTTCCCAAATATTAGTCATGTATTCAAATACTTGGCGAGACTGACGAAATGCGGCACCGACAATAACCACACGACAGCCGGGATGAAATATCATTCTAAGCAGTCCATAAACCGCAAGAATAAACGATTTGCCCATACCACGACTACCGATCAACATTGGTAGACGCTTACGCCAAAGAGTATCAAGAATAACCAACTGAAATGGAAGCAATTCAATACCAAGAATATGCTTTGCGGCAAAATGGAGGTATTCATAGTTAGACATGAATTCTACCATCTCGCTAACTGGATCAGTCGGCGGTTTATCAATAGGAAAATCTAATAATGGATTAAATACAGTATCAGGAATATTATCCAGTTCCAACCATTCCAAGCCGCTGTCCATTACAAATGGATCAACAGTTTTAATATCTGTATCTAAAATCTCATCATCTTCGTCTATCATAAATATTTTCTCACGATCATATCAAAGATATTTTTAGCAACACGTTTGCCAGCATCTCCAACAAACCAAACATTAACTCCGTATTCTAGTTGGATATCTAACAGCCATTTAACTATTGCATTAGAAGGTGGACCCTTATATATCTGACTAGGTGATAATTGAAGAATATCGCTATTGATATTGCTTTCAACTAAAATATACTTATGTGGTATATCTCTAAGCTTTTCCATTTCACGATGAAATCGAAGCTCATGATCCTTAGGAAGCATATTGCCAAATAGTTCAGCAAATCCAAACTTCCGTTCAATCCTAATAATATCCTCTAAGCCTTCAATAGTATAATCAGCAGCATCTATAACTTGCTCTTTAGTACCTAAGATACGAGTTTTGCCGGGAAGTTTTTCTTCTTGTTCCCAATACCAACCCTTGTCGTTCTTCTCTCGGGTGTCTCTAATAATATAATATTCTGGTAACTTTTTAGCCATAACGCAATCTCGGATCTCGTGGACGCCACTTCTGTTTCACGCCAAAATTCTTTGGCTTACCTTTGTTCCCATGAACTTTCTTTTCACCCTTTTTAGATGTTATAATTCTTTGAAACTGTTCTTGAAATTCCTCTTCTCGCCCTGTTACTAAATCATGAGCTTCTTTAGAAAGAGTAATACCATTTGAAACGGCATATCTAAGATGAGGAGCACTGGCCCATTTAATGATATGGTGTGCTTCTAATTCACAACCTTTCTTGCCGGTCAATTGGCAAGTCCACTGATCTCTTGCAAAGACAGCATATCTCCACGCCTTGTATTCCGGTGTATTATAGTCTTCTCTATCTGAAAACATTAGTTTAGAACCCCAATATCATTCTTAACCATCTGTTCAACTAGTTCTTCAAATTGAATTTCTGGATACCATCCAAGTTTAGTATTTGCCTTTATTGGATTAGCACAGAGAAGTGCAACATCGGCAGGACGATAAAATTTAGAATCAATACTTACAAATTTATCCCATTCATGGATGCCAATAAATCCAAAGGCTGAATCTAGAAATGCTCTGACAGAACGCGTTTCGCCTGAACCTAAAACATAGTCGTCAGGAATTGGCTGTTGTAACATCATCCACATTCCGCGTACGATATCTTTAGCATGTGTCCAGTCCCGCTTGGCATCTAAATTACCAAGCTTTAGTTGCTTGATATCTCCATTATTAAGTGCAGCAGTAAATCCTTCTTCAACATCAATAAACATTGAATTAGGTTCATCTGGATAAATCTGTTTAATAATTTCAGGAAGTTTTTCTTCAACCTTCTGGAAAGATTCGCCAATCCAATTTGTAATCTTTCGAGTTACGAATTCCTTTCCTCGCCGTGGAGATTCGTGATTAAACGACCGTGCATAACAAGCAAATAATCCATATGAATCACGATAAACCTTGATCAAAGATTCAGCACCATATTTAGCAGCAGCATATGGACTACGTGGACGTGCAGGCGTTTCTTCGTCTTGAGAGTTATTTAAAACATCTCCATAGACTTCACTAGTGCTAGCTTGGAAAAATCTACATTGAGGAGCGAACAAACGAACAGCCTCAAGACAATTACAAACACCAGTAAAATTTACTTCACAAGTAACAGAAGGTTGATCCCAACTAGCTCCAACAAAACTCATTGCTGCTAGACTATAAAATTCGTCTGGCTGATATCTATCAACAATTCTTGAAATACTGGCAGCATCAGTTATATCTGCTTGTTCAACAGTAAAATTAGGATTTGAAAAAAGATGTTGAATATTTGTATAATCTGCTGAACTAGTTCTACGATCAGTTCCAATTACTTTATATCCTTTGTCAATGAGTAATTCGGATAGATATGATGCATCTTGACCTTTAATTCCAGTGACAATTGCAGTCTTACTCATTATTATATTCCTTTAATTCTTGAAAATTTGATATAATTTTGCACATATTTATAAATTCCTGATCAGATAGATCCATTTTCATTCTGTTAATCTTCTTATGAATCCACTGAATATTATCTATAGTATATCCCTTAGAAGAATCTATTCTATCTAATGAAGCGGTTCTTGTGTCACTATAATCTCTACCATCTCCAACACTAATATCTAATCCGCTTATTGCACATTTTTTATTTTGTTTAATGAATAAATTCCAGATATCTTCTATCGATATATCGAAATAATAATTTCTTTTATCAGCATTTTGTTTTATTCTATAGAAAAATTCATATGGAATTTCTTCGTATTTTTTGTATCTAGATGGATTACATTTACCACATGAAGAAACATTGTGATGTAAAAAATTTGATGTAGATGTTTTTGTCATGCGACCACATTCACATAAACAGTTCCATCTAATTTTACCATTATGCTTGTCTAAAAAAGACAATACTCTTAATTTACCAAAAATCTTACCTGTTAAATCTATATATTTATTTTCTATATCTTTAGACATTGTTATATTTTTGTTTAAGCTTTTGTATAGCCTCTTCATAATCAAGACCATCACGAATTAATTCATGAATTTCTTGATGTACATCAAAATTAAGTGTCATTCCGTTTTCTGGATCGAAAGCTTTTTCAGGACTAAAACCTTCGGCTTTTGGTAAAATATGATGTACTTGAAGATTGTCTGTTCTGCCAGATACTTGACATTTATAACCATCTCGTTCAAGAACAGCTTCTCTGAATTTATGGTATTCAGATTGATTTTTCACCCACTGTGAGAATGTTGCAGCACTCTTGCCGTGTTTCCAAGATGGATGAAGTGGTCCCTTCATGAATGCTTCTTTGCAATAAGTATCGCAAAACTGATTCTTAGCACGTTCTGCCTTGCTTGGAGGTCTACGAAACATAGTAGAGCAATTGGAACACATGCAAATCTTGCCAATGACCTCTACTCCATTACGAGGAAATTGATATCCAATCTCTCGTGCTAACTTACGTAGATATGGACGGCTGAGGCCAGTTTCTTTTTCCATATCTCGCTGACTCATCTTGCCCTCAAGCATTAAACGAATAGCATAATCCTTTTCACCAGCAGTAACAATTCTAGGCATTTTAATTCTCCACATTATCTCTAATATCAATGAAGCGTTTGACTTCAATTGACTTATTCGCTTTTGACAAAATATCTTTAATAATCTCAGCACCCTTTGGATTCATTGAATGAACAATAATTGGTGCTTTGGGAGACTTTTTTTCATTAACTAGATATTCTGCTACTTGGCTTCCTTTATCTGTTAATCCAAGATCGTAATCCATGCAGATTAAATCATATTCATTATTATTTAATTTATCTATGGCTTTTTCTAAATTAGAAGCAAAATCAATCTTGTTGTTTATAAATTTTCCTTGAAAGAAAATACATCTTTCGATTTCGTCATCAATAACCAAAATCTTCTTATTCTTTTCTTTGCTAAATCTATCTACTAATTTTGGATTGTAATCTTCAATTCTGACGATTTCTTTTTCGGGAATAATTGAATATTCATCCATTAGTACACAGTCTTGTGTCGCATCAGCAAAGGTTGTTGGTTTTCTCCATTCAGAACGCTTCTTTTCTTTAGCCATTCTGACAAGTTCTGTATGACGACCTTGGTTTTCACGCATTTCGCGTTCACGGAAAGATTCAACTAATCCCAAAAAAGTTGTTCCGCGTTTTGTGATCTGATCAACTCTATCTCGACGACGAGCATTAAGTTCATTCAAGAGATTGTTTTTTAGAGCCACATTCTTTTGATAGTCATTCGACATAACTTGCGACTGTGCAGCAAAAGTACGAATCATGTTCATTAATTGAATGTCTCGTTCTTGTGCGGCCTCATCATCTTCCATCTCATGAGTTTTACGTAATAGATCAACTTCTTCTTGAAGTAGTGTAATTTGTTCTTCTGTAATTTTTACGTTACGAAGAATTCTATTCCCCATGATTTCAGCTTTGATTAATTCGTCGATCTGTCGTTTTTCTGTTGCAACAATATCTTCAAACTGAACACAGAGACTAGACCATTCTTCTAAGTAGAAATCAATTTCTTCTTTAGTGAATTGATCTTTGAGATTTTGATAATAAAGACTATTGGTTAATTGAGTTTTAAAGAATTCTTTACGCTGATCTTCTGTTAATCTTTGACTAGCTTGAAGAACTATATTCTTATTACTAGTTTTAGTTTCGTAATTCTCAACCTTACCACCCCTAGTCTTTTTGATTCCTAGTTTCTTACGAGCACTTGCAATGGTTCTCACATCTCGTTTAAGATATTCCGCCATTTCTTCGTCGGTTTTTGCTAAACAATTCTGACGAATATATTCTAATTCTTCTGGTTTTAAAAAATTACCGCGTGGCATTCTTGCCTCTTACTCTTAATTGAACTAACTTATTATCAGTAAGATTCTTTTCCGTTAAGATATTAATAATTTCACGCTTTAAACGCTTTAATCTTTGCTTGGATATTTTTCCACCAGACATTAATTGCTGCAAATCATGATGAAAAGATTTATCTATATTCTGATAAATTATATCTTTCAATTCTGTTCCAATTAGTTTATTCAGCATATTATCAGAACTAGCTCGCTCGATCTGCTGTTCTGTTGCATTTAATAAACTATTTCTACTTTCAATAGATAATTGATAATTTCTCCACTTGCTACATTCATATCTCTCATCGCCATACTTTGAACATTCAGATGGACTATTTTTAGGATCATGAAATTCACAGCGTGGACATGGCGATCTAACAGATTTAGTAATATCTTTAAATTTATTAATTAGTCTATTGCGAACAGTGACTCTTAAAAAATGTTCTAACTCGCCTCTTTCGTAGCTAAAATCTTTAACTTTATCGAGGCAAATAGTCCAAATTTCGTTTCGCAGATCTTCTTCTGTTAAATATCCAAACGTCTTATGGGAGTGTTCTTTTGATATTCTATCTATTATTTCAAATGTGCGATCATCAATCATTTCTTAGATTTTTCTGTTTTAACTTCTACGTCTTCTAGAATGTTATTAAGTAAAATATCTTTTGCCTTTTTTGATTCTGGTGTGGCCTTAGCCACTTCTGCCTTAGCCTTCTGCTCAATCTCTTCTGTACCTTTAGCAATACCAGCTACAGAAAGCATTGTAACATTCCTTGTTGCTTTGTTCATTAATTAACTCCTAATCATTTCTATACTTATATATCGTACACAGATGGAAATTTATACAGCAAATTTTTATTTTTCCCATAAAACGGGAAATATTATTTAAGTATAAAGGCGTAATCTGTTGTTTTAACCCATTCAGCTATATCATTAACTGATATAAACAAGCCCATTCCGCTATGAGAATATTGAATTTGTTGACACATTCCAATTAATTGTCCATTGGAATTATATAATCCTCCCCCGCTAGATCCACTATCTATAAAAGCACTTGATCTTATCGTAGTAGGATTTCCAAAACTATAACTAGATATTATTCCTGTACTAAATGTTGTATTCCAACCATAAGGACACGCAGAGACATAGGAAGATGAACCAATATTTGATAAATCGCATTTTTTTATTTGAATAATTGATTTAAACTTGTGTTCTAATCTAACCAAAGCTATATCAAGATTACTGTCAGAGACAGCTACAACAGTTCCTTCATAATTAGTATCATTAGTAGTTTCTTGACCATTATGTTCTGTTGGTGAAACTGTTATACTACATACTTCATTTCTATCATCATCAAGAATACAATGTCTGCACGTTAAAATGTAAGAAAAGTCTTTATCTTGATAAACAACGATTCCTGTGGAAACTCCAAATGAATTGCGTAGAAAAACCGTACAATCCTGTAATCTAGTTATATTTATAACCGGCTGTTTTTCTGGAACGTAATACGTTGTACATCCAGCTAATAAAAGAGGCAGAATTATTGAAAGAATTTTAAACTTCATTTATTCCTCAAGTTTTGTTACTTTGATATTTTTAAAAGTATGTTTGCCAAGCCCATTAGCGGATAGAGACAAACAAGCACCCGGTTCCCATTTAGGAAGTGGAGAAGAGCAAGATCCATTATAAGTTCTATTAGTATTGGTCAAGATAAAATTAGGATCACTAGACCACCAATAAGGCCACGCCGCAGCCTTCTCATCACACTCCATGTCTGCTGAATATAAAACCCACTCATGCTTTTCAGATCCGATTGGTACGTTAAAATTAGCAGATATACCGCCACTATCGGGACGCTTTGTTACATTAATTGTAACGCTATAGTTATCTGGTGAAATATCCATTGTGGCTTCTCCACCTTGTCCAACAGCTAAATACCATTGTGGATTTTGAATTAAATTATCACCCTTTGGATTTGGATTATATGTTTTAGTTGTCTTGTCAAGAAAGATATTTGTTTGACGTGCTTTTTCAATCTTAACATTGTTTGGACGATCTGTACCCCAATAACCAATATGTAAACCAACAGTTACTTCTGTATCACCATGTGCGTCTATTAATGAGGATATTCTCCCGGCGAAATTACTATCTATTTGTGGTATATATATTCTACCGGCATTAATTAGTCTAACCTTGCCGTTGCTCCACCATTGGCCAGTTGGATAACAATTTTCTATTAACATTACGACTCCATCAAATAAATCATTATCTTGATGGAACTCTGGCCAATTATTAATTAAGTGTGCCCAGTCGCCTTTGATTACAAATGGAATAATTCTAGTATCAGGAGTATTAGGAGTTCCGTGTTCTACATGGCAATTAATTATTGTATTTCCAGAACCACGAACGTCTATTTGGCCAAAACCACCATTTTGCCAAGGAGATACAAATCCTTGCTTGCCGTCCCATCCACCATAACTTCTTATCATTTGATAAGATTTGATATAGTTAAGATTTCCCTTAATAATTAATCCACCACCACATGGATTGCTATGAATAATATTATCAATATTTACACATTGACTATATTGATCTGCAAAATTAATTCCCCATCCTTTAGTACACAATTGTAGATTTTGCAAAGAAGTATTTAATGTTTGCGAAGCACTAGAAACAATTCCGTGGCCACTTGACATCAGGGCTAAATCTTTTAATTGTGCATTGCTATTCCAAGTTTCATCGCCAATTTTTACTCCAGCAAGTTCAAATGCTCCTTTATCTTGTGGAATTGATCTTGCGTCAATCATAGTGCTTGTGCCATCTCCACAAACAATAGTCATTCCCCATACTTTTAATGGCTTACTTATTTTATAAGTTCTATCTCCCGGAAGATAAACAATGCGTCCAATAGGCGTGGTTTCCGATGGATTAATTGTCCAATGTTGTGGCTGATTTAAATTTGTATCCCAACTATAAACAGCGGCATTTAAAGCCTTCTGAATATTATCTGTATCGTCTGTCTTGCCATCACCTCTAGCGTAATATGGTTTTTTAGTCACATCGATCATCATAATTATCCTTTATTAGACCAGTTAGTAATACAAATAAAAATATTAATGTTCAAATCGGGAAATAAAAAAAGCCACAGGTAATTAGCCTGTAGCTTTAATATAATCGATTAGTTTTAGTTATTAATAATCAGAATCGGTACTGTCAAAGAAAATTATGTCATCGATGGCCGATCTAGTAAATGTAACGAGGCTTGGAAAGTTACTAGCGGGAGCAGCATCAAAAACAATCTTATCATTACAAACTTCAACAATCTTATAGCCGCTAGCCACCATCTGATCTAAAAACTCTTCAATTGCTCTTTTTCGATCTGCGTTTTTCATAGCTGCCTCGTCTGCGTCTGCTGTTGCATTCCAAGAATTATAATTAAAATCCTTCATTAACGCTTTTAACATCTCTTTAGTTATTTTGGATTCCATCCATATATCCACCTTTCATCAACTTCATTAAAACCTCTAAGACTTCCATGCCACGTCCTAGTTCGATCATTTCATTTGGTGTTCTTAATTCGAATGCGGCAGCAGGAGTTTTACACCACTCTTCATAATACTTAACATCTGCAAGTTTTGAAAATAAGGCTTTAATCTGTTCTTCAATCATTTTAAACCACA